GAGAGGGTGGCGCGGCTGGTGCCGTTTAGATGAACAGTGGGAAGGGTGAGGTCAGTCATACGCGTGTGTAGGAGAAGGTGACGTTGCGGATGGCGGGATTGATGTCACGCCAGGACTGCAGGTAGTGGTCGGAGGCGGGGACGAGGAATGCGCCGACACCCCGGCTAACGGGGGGTGGTTCGTGCTCGGGGGAAGCCAGGCGCTCCACTTCTTTGCGGGTGTGTTCGGCGATGGTGCCGTCGGTGAAGTGGAGGAGCTCCTTGCGGAGGTAGCGGATAGTGAGACTCATGAGACTCAGTAAGAGATGTGCACAGAGGCGATGCCATCGAGCGGAACGCCGAGGCGGTAGGCGGCGCCGGCGCTGAGATCCAAACTTGCGCAGTCGCAGCGGTCGGTGATGGGCACCGTGAGGGTGCGGCCTCGGTGGGAGACGCGCACTCGGGTGCCGCAGGGGAGCCAGGGATGGGCGGCGGAGGTTTCCCAGTGGCGGTAGACATCACCGCAGTAGGTGATACGGCCGTGGTACCAGCCGTCGTAGACGGTGGCGGTGACGGTGCGCGCGTGCGCGGGGGTGCAGAGCGCGGCGGCTGCGAAGGAGAGGAGCAAGCGGCGCATCAGTCCTCCAGCGGGGGGAGTGCGGCGATGAAGCCCTGGATCCAGGTGCCAACGTCCTCAGGGGCAAGGAATGAAGGGACGCCACGGCGGCCGTCCACTTGAACGGCAAGGCGTGGCTCGGTGCCGTGCTCGCGCACGACTTGAATGGTGATGATGCGCATGGGGTCAGCGGTTGTAGAAGGAGGAGCCGGGGGCGAAGTCCTCGAGGATGTGGTTGAAGGCGTTCTCGAGGCGGCGCTTGTTGCTGGGGTCGGCGACGTACCAGGCGGCGGCGAGGGCGCGGCAGAAGCCGCCGCCGTGGCGCTCCATGGCGGTGACGGTGTGGTGGAGCTCGGTGGGGGAGAGGGCTGTGAGGCTCATGGCAGGTACTGAGTGGTGAGGGCGACGTAGACGGTGGGGGAGTCGGTGGCGAGGCCTTCGGCCTGCTCGCGGAGTTGGGTTTTGCGGAGGGCCTCCATGGCGGCCTCGGTCTCGGAGGTGTAAGTCCAGCGGTGGCGAAGTTTGCGGGTGACGATGAGGTCGCCCTGCTCGATGCGGTCGAGGTCGAGGCGCTCCATGCGGTCGCAGAGCCAGGTGCGGTGAGCGGTGAGCTCGGCGGTGATGCGCTGCGATTGGAGTTGCAGCTCGTGGGCTGCGGTGAGACGGCGGCCGATGGCGCCGGTGGGGCTGTAGGTGCGGGTTGTGCGGGTGGGGTTACGCATCTGCGTGAGGTTTAGCAAGGATCGGTGAGGAGCGCAAGGAAGTTAGCAGCTTTGCTGCAGTTAGTGCGGATCTTCCACGTAGTGGTTGAGGGTGTAGGGCTGCGCGCGGGTGGCGTACTCGATGAGGAGGGGCTCGACCTCGGTGGGGTCCTCCACCCAGTGCTCGTGTTCGAGGTCGGCGGAGAGGAAGTGCCAGACGCGGATGGGTGGAGCGTCGGGCTCGGGGTCGCGGGGGGAGAGGGGGCGGGGATCGGGGGTGTCGGTCATGGGCCTGTGTAGAGGGTGGGGGTGGGGGGCAGTGTGTCGCTGGGGCGCTGGTAGCCGTAGTCGACGGCCATGGCGGCGAGGGCCAGGCCGAGGCACAGTCCGGCGATGTGTTCGGCGCGGACCCAGGGAGGGGTGGGGCGGCGGGGGCGGGTCATGAGCAGGAGGTGGCAGCGGTGGCGGAGCGGTTGCCGTGGACAGGGAAGGTCACGACGAAGGTGCGGTCAGCGCGGGCGCAAAGCGGCGTGCCTCCGCCGCAGGTGGCGCACTGCGTGGGGGAGCCATCGAAGGTGGCGGGGCATTGGCGGAAGCGGATGCCGTCGTGCTCGAAGTGGGCGGGGGCGTCCTCGGGGACGACGCAAACGGTGGGGTATCCGCGGCGGGTGAAGCGGGCGGCCTCGGAGCGGGATTCGGTGGAGAGGTTGACGACGAAGCCGCGGCGGAGGGCGCTGCGGATGGCGGCGAGGTTGGCGGCGGTGCGGAGGTGGTGGGTGTAGGTCCAGGCGGCGCCGAGGTGGCGGGTGGCGTTGGCGAGGCGGCGCAGCAGGGCGGCGTGGATGCGGCCGGCCTCGTGCCAGAGGTCCCCGGCGACGTCGTGGCGGAAGAAGGTGGCGGGGCGGAGGGCCGCTACCTGGGCGATGAACTGTTCGGGTGGGACGCCGCGGGTGCCATCGGTGACGCGGTCCCAGTGGTCGCGGGTGTAGTAGCCGGCCTCGGCGTAGCAGCCATCGTCGCCGGCGAGGGGGCAGGTGGGTGGGCAGCTGGGGCGGGCCGTGGTGGACACGGCGATGGGTCCGGTCTTCGAGTTGGAAGACCGGACGGTGAGGGCGGAGTGCATGCTGTCTACAGCTTGTGAAGGGAAGGGGCGAGGCGCCCAGGGAGCCCGCCCATAGAAGGGGTGGAGCTCCGGGGGAGCGTCAGTTGCCGGCTGCCTCTATGTCGTGTTGGAGGGTCCCGACGCGGTCAAGGCAGTTGGACACGTCACGTAGGACGTGGGTGTACGCGGGGTCGTTGATGATTAGCTGCTCCACTTGATGGAGCAGAAACCAGACCTCGGTGGCTTTGGTGTGGGGGTCCATGGTCATGATTTGCGCTCGATGAAGAGGTGGGCGCGGGTTTCGTCAACCCAGAGGTGACGATCGGTGCCGATGCGGAAGCACACGTTCCACGCGATGTGGGTTGCGGTGCGGCGGTCGACGGAAAACAGCTCAGCGAGCCAGGAGACGGTCTCGGGGAAAGACTCGGTGGGGGCGCGGCGGATGGTGCTCATTGGCGGATCAGTAGGCGTTGAAGGCGTCCTCGGGGATGCACTCCTCGATGTGGAAGGTGCAGTCCGGGTTGCGGCGGGTTAGGCCGGCGAGTTCCAGCACGAGGTCGGCACGGCTCCACCCCCAGATGCCGGTGGGGGCGGTGCGGGTGCCGAGCTCGTCGGTGATGGTGCAGTGGATTTCGTAGGTCATCACTCACTCCAGGTAGAGGTAGTCGTAGGCGCCGGGTTCTTCGGCGCAGTTGCACGCCCAGATCCACAAGACGCGCTTGCGGTTCTCGTTGTGGTCAGCCAGATCCCGGGCATCCCATGCGTCGAAACCGCGCAGGTACTCGCGGAAAAGCCAGGCGGGCCCGTCGAAATCGAGGCGGTCCACCCATGCGGATACGTCGTCGTCGCGGTTGCCGGATCCGGAGCAGTCACAGACGCACTCGGGGGGCAGTTGCCTTAGGGATTCGCGGCCGTGGAACCAGGTGTTTCGGTACATAACGAGGGTGCGGGGTAACCGTTTCGGGAATCAGTCAGACGAGCTCGCGGAGATGCTCGAAGCCGGGCACCTCGTGGGCCCACTTCGGGCTGGGGAGGTTGCGGCGCAGCTCGTTGTAGAGGGACACAGTGATGTCCATGCGTTCGGCGAGGTAGGCGCACTCGCGCCAGATTCCGGGCACGGCGTGGTGGCCGGCGTAGCCCTCATCCCATGCGGCAACACGGGCGGCCACAGGGAGTTCCTCATCGACGAGGACGTACAGACGGCGCGGATTCCCGTCGGAGTCGTTGCTAGCGCACAGGTGTTGGAAGTACATGCTGAAACTCACAGCTAGAGAAGGGAGATGCAAAGCACCTCAGCCAAAAGACCCCCGGACGCAGTGCGCCAGGGGGGACTTCTGGGGGAGATGGTTTGTGCCCGCCGGCCGGTGTGTAGTGCTCGAAGCACTAGCCCACACCGGCAGGGGCGGGAAGGGTTGTGCCCGGCAGAGCCGTGTGCCGGGGCTTGGCCGTCCTAGTGAAGCCGGAGCGGCGGGCTGCCCTATGGGCGTATCTGCAGACCGGGCGTTAAGGGGCCGGTGCACCCGCTGTGATCCCTGTCGGGAGCAGCGTTGATCCCCCTGCAGCAGCGGGATCGGTAAAAACACATGCAGTGCGCCCTCCTGCAGGAGGTTCCGCGTTCGCTTGCTTGCCCCCAGCCATCGGGTACTGGTCGCCTCACCCTCTATCGCCAGCTGTTACGGCGTTCGGGTATCTCGGCGACGGTCCTCGTGCTCGGTGTGATCCGAGCAGGCCGTCCGTGAGGTGCAAGAGCTAGCGCCCAGTCAGTTTGGGCGCACTGCTGCTATAGCTCCGGGATCCGCCCGGCCGGCCGCGCTTTATCGGCTGCGCTGTTGCGCTTAATGCATTGGTGGTTCTGAACTGAATGAAGTGTGGCACGTGGGGTGCCGATCTGTCAAGCAACCGGCCGGAGCCGGTACCGGCGCGCAGCCACGGGGAGCTGACCTGAGGCCTAGGCTCCGCGGGGCGGCTGCGCTCCCGATGCCCTTAAGCGTTGCACAAGGGCAACCAGCTGTCAAGCGATCCGCCTGAGGTGGTTGCAATGAGAGCTGAAAACGCGCATGATGTGCGCGCGTGAGGTCAGTCTGGCACGGCACCGCGCGGCCGTCAAGCTACCCCAGTGAGTCTCATGCGTCGCACCTGAGGGACATGAGTCTCGGTGTGTTGCAAGTTGAGTCCAGCCCTGCGTCGCAGCGAGACTGAGCTAGAGGGGGATATGTCACATCCTGGGCTAGAAAAACTGTATATAAATAAAAGTTGTAGGGGGGTATGCTTGTGGGGTACCTCAGAGACCTGTATGCCTGCTCAGACATACCAGCGCTGCCTTCCGCTTACCGATGTGCACTACGCGCTCAATAGGAAGGGAGCTCCACGCCCCATTCCACCAATAGTTGAAGAGCTGCTCGAGATATCTAGTACATCGCCTTCGGGCCTTGTTTGGAAAGTCGCTAGTAAAAATGGTAAAGCTAAAATAGGTGAACCAGCTGGTTCAAGAAGCGGAGCAAAATGGTTAGTGTCTGTGCGGGGACATGGATTATTTTATGCCCATAGGATTGCGTACTACTTAAAAACGGGTCAAAATCCAGGTAGTATGGTTGTCCGGCACATAGGAAAAGAAGAACTAGCGCTAGGATGGCAAGACGATAACGGACGAGATGAAAGCGGAGTAGCTAAGAGTAGACGGAATAAAGACTGCGTATCCCCGCAGGAACAAACAGTGCGCATAGCTGCATCTAGGGTGCTACGTAGTAAAAGACCTGTAGTAGGTCACGTAACTAAAACAATGTACCTGTATCAGGGAGTACTGTATAATGCTAAGAGTTTGTGCAAAGAATTAGGACTAAATTACTCTACAATTTATCAGCGAGTGTATCGTTGTAAGCACACAGGTGTATACGCTTTTGCTATGGAGGGCATAGAAGTAGAAGAATTTACTGTCTGGTAGCTCACTCGTTAAACGCATCCCAGTTATAAGTGAGCTCTACTCTTAGTTTGTGCATAGCTTTTTTGTAGATCGATGAGATGCAATAGCGGGATATACCGAGCTCGTCGGATAGCTCGTGGCGGCTGCGTTGCTCAAAGTGGATCGCTTGGACCACAAGGAGTTGCGTAGGGTCGAGGGTCGCGAGGGCTTTTTGTAGAAGCTCTTCGCGCTCGATGAGGGATACGGTGAGTTCTGGGCTTTCTGACGGGGTCGGGTTGTCAGAGCTGAGTACCTCGGAGATGGGGGCATCAGAGAGCTGACATAGGGCGTCAATGGAGGTGCAGCTGGTAATGGTGCAGCTGATCAAGGTCTCGGTGATGCGCTCATGGGGAAGCTCGAGCTCGGTGCTGAGCTCGTCGATGGAGGGGGGTCTGCCGTAAGAGGCAGTCAGCGTGTGCATGGCGCGCTTGATCTTGGTAGAAAGATCCTGCACGTTTATTGGTAGCCGTATTGTGCGGGAGGAGTTATAGATTGCGCGTGAAATAGATTGGCGGATCCACCAATAGCTGTATGTGCTGAAGGCGTATCCGCGGGTTGGGTCAAAGAGCTCGATGCCTCGGATGAGACCGAGGCTGCCTTCCTGGATCAGATCGCTGAGTTCGAGGCCTCGGTTCTGATAGCGCTTGGCGAGGTGGACAACTAAGCGCAGGTTGGTTCGCACCATGATGTCCAGGGAGCGCTTGCCGGGGCGTGCAATGTGAGCGGGGGCGGCAGAGCGGTCGGGCTCGGTGGAGCCGGGTGGGGTGTAGTCGACCCATGCGCGGATGCGATAGGCGTGACGGAGCTGGGCTTCGCGCGAGAGGATCGGATGCCGGGAGATGTCACTGAGGTACTGGGAGATGAGGTCCGACATCGCTGATCAAGAAGCAGCGGAGCTGTGAAGGTCGCGGACCAGTGAGCCGAGTAGCCAGGCTCGGGCGTGGGTGAGGCCGTGCTGGCGAGCGAGTTTGAAGTAGAGCTCGCTGTAGGGGCCGGTGACGGGGTTGCGACGGATGGTTTCGGCAGATGCGCTGGAGGCGAGCCGCATGTACTGCGGTAGGACGGTGGCGAGATGCTGATCCACTAGAGGGTGATTTTTAGCTGAACGTAGTATGTGGTGCTGAAGGAATCGGCGGTGGAAGCTGGAGTGATTGTTAAAGCTTCGACGGCTACTCCAGTGATTTCGCTGAAGTCGTTGAGCACTCTGGCTATGTGGTCTTCAACGTTGGTGGAGTGGGCACGCAATTCGACTACGGATAGTGAGCTCATATGACCGCGGAGAAGTAGTCAAACGCGAGGACGTCGTCTACTTGGCTGTATAGCGCGTCTAGGGATTCGTCGTTTTCGATGATGTGGTGAAAGGCGAGGGAACAATCGTTCTCGGGGTCCGTCAGGGCGTGGAGGTGGTCGAGGCCGCCTTCAGAGGCGTGGTTGGTGTTGCGCTCAGTTCCAGGGCGCGTGACTTTCCAGAGATGGGCGCCGAAGCGATCGAGGAGGGCGGCTTCGTTGAGGAAGCGCATGTCGTCTACAACGACGCGCTCGATGCCTTGGAGCTGGAGACGCATGTAGCGGGAAGTCCAGCAGCGGAGCCAGATGTCGGGGTGAACGCAGCTGCGGCCCCACTCGGTTCCCAGGGTGCGAAGCAGGTGGCGAGCGTCGACGTTGTCATCGATCTCGGGGAGAGGGGCAGTTTTGGCGACGTGGGTCGCGTGGTGCGCGTCCTGAGGGATATAGCCGAAGTCATAGAGCAGCGAGCTGATCATTGACTTGAGCGGTTCGGCAAAGCTGAGGTGGGTGAAGCCGTGCTGTGTGACCAGGTGGTCGGCGACGGAAGATTTGCCGCTGCCGGCGGCGGGAGAGTAGATACCGATGAGCATGATCAGGGGCGGATAAAAGTGGGGTGGAGAAGGGTCAGGGTCCAGGCGTACATCGCCTTGGCGGCCTCGTTGTAGATCGGTGGGGGTTCGTCGCCGTTATGTGCGGGATCGCCGAGTATTTTCCAGAGCGCGGTGGCGAGGTAGCGGACGTTGTAGTCCTTGATCTCGGTGTCGATGAGCAGGGCTGTCACGGAGCTCAGAACGTGCGAAGCGGCGACTTCAAAGTCGAGGCCTAGGTGCGTGGTGAGCTTGCGGTAGAGCTCGAAGGACTCGGGGCTGCTGGGGTCAGCGAGCAGCTCGGGATCGATGT